TAACAAAGGATTAGTAATTGTACCTGCTGTTAGGTCAGCTTGTGTCCAAACTTTTTCAATAACAATATATCCTGCTGTAGGAAATTCAGAACCATCAGTTAAAACAATTGATGTAGCGGCATTACTTATATTTCCATTTAATGTTGTAGATAATTCTAAAGTTGTAATTGCAACTCCACCCACTGGATGTTTAACTGCTTGAAATCTAACATAAGTTGTACCTTCATTAAAATCATTAGCAGGAAAAGAAACACTAACACTTTTATTAGCCGCTGTAGTTGTAAAAGGATTATTAGGTAAAATATCTTGAACTGGAAATTCGACTCTTGCAGGTCTTGCGTGTAATAAAGCTTGTGGGTCTGCTCCTACTGGATGGGGTTCTAATTGAGGCTGTTTAACTTCAAACTCAGAATTATGTACCCAGGCACCCGTCCATTCTTCAACCATTTCATTATATGGAAATGCCGCACCAGACCTATCGGATATTGAAAGTGCTCTTCTACCTTTTGAAAATCTAGCCATTATATATTAGGGTAATAAGTTTTAGGGGTTATATAAGTACTAGCAGCAGAACCATCTTCAGACAATGCTCTAGCAAATTCATCTTCGTATAATAATTTCATTTCTTGTGTTCTTTGTGGGGCAAACTTCATAGATAAATAATAAGCTAATCCTGAAATCATACACGGTATAAATCGATAAGGAGTATCGGTTGCATTACTATAAGCTCCTACATCTTGAATTCTTTTTACATAATAAACATTTATATAATTAGACGCTGCAGTGGAATTAGGTAAGGGATAAAGTGTAAGTGTAACTTTATCAATGAATCGTTGAACCCAAAATTGTGAAGGAGTTCCAAGGGATGCTTTATTGGCTGTTGCAGCATAAGCATCTCTAGCAACTTTAGTTAGACCGGTATCTGATTGAGAAGTTGTATTATAATTTTGTCTGTATGTAACATTTAAAATATCGGTAATACCATAAACGTTTGCTACGGGGACTGTTGTTGCTTGCGGCGATGCAGCTGCCGCTGCAGCACTATCAACTGAATTTCTATAGAAAGTATATGTTCCAGCACCTTCATCCGTTGCATCCACATTCGTTGAAGAACCAACTATTATATTAATATTAGTATTTCCTACTTCCCAAAAATGTATACCTCTATTACCCCATTCTTGAAAAAGAATGTTTAAAGATCTTCTAGCTGTTTTAAGTTGATGACCTGCAGTTCCAACTAGACCAAGACGTTCATACGCATCTACAATAATTTCATCAATAGAAAAGTTCTGGTCAAAACTATACGCTTCTGATGTAGTGTTTGCCATTAAAATTCCTATCCATAGTATGCTGTGAATGAATCAATATTTGCTAATGTTACATAAGCACCGGTTGCAAATTTTACTCCATTACCACCAAAACTAAAATTTAAAGTTTCATTACTTGCACTTCCACCTTTAAGATGAATTTTAATATCACCTGCAGCAGAAGTATTATCATGAATTGTTATTTCACCATCTGCACCTGTTAAGTGTGCATTAATACTTACCATTCTAATTGGTCCAAGATTTGCGCCTGATCCCGCTATGTATCCCTGTAACTGACCTGAAGATGTTAGCTCTATTGATGCCTTAACATCAGATATCATTGTTCCCATAATTTTTCTCCTTAAGTGTGAGCTTCCGAAGAAGCTCACATTATTTTATTTAGCTATTAACTCCAAGCAGCTGCGCCTGTATCTGCGTCATTTGCTGTTGATAAGTCATGAGCAAAGTTCCAAATGCCTTTTTCAAAACAAGTGAAATACAAATAACAACCATGAGTTAAACTATTGGTTGCTGCATTGGCAGGTGTGTACGTTAATACCGTTTCATTTGCAATCGATGTATCTATAGTTTGAACCGCTCCAGTGGCTCTACTTTCCACTTTTGAACCAGTTCTATAAACATCATCTCCTGCACATGTAAAAGTAAGAACAGCTGTACCACCAGTTGAATCATCTGATTGAGCATGAACTACATAAGTTCCTACTGTCGCTGCGGGTAAAGTAACAGCTTGTGTTGCCGCCCCAGTGAAGTTGTTAACCGTAATTACATTAGCTGTGTAAGTTAATGTTCCCGCTGTTGCCACTGATGTAGCAGTTAAGCTAGTTAAATCAGGTTTCGTTCCTAGAAACCTTGATGTTATAACTCCTGTGCTAGCGGCTTTATTGATCTGTTGAAATCCTTTTTCGGATCTAACCGGACCATTAAACGATGTGTTTGCCATAATATTCCTCCTAGAATATTTAAATGTAGTCCCCTAGGGAATGTCGACTATACGCGTCTACATTTATTTTTTGTTAAAATTGTATAGTATCTAATCTATACCCCAAATTTAAATTTGGCGCAAGTGATCCCGTGGTTTTTGTATGATTTTTGATAGCGCTTAAGTGGCTATCGAAACTTCGGCCTTGGCTTCTTCTATTTGGTTAACACGGTGAGCTGTTCTAGCTTCTTCTAGTTTGATTTCAGTGACAATCTCTCTAATTTTGTCATCGATCTTTACCATGTGAAGAGTATATTTACCTGATTCGTTATACTCCTGCTCCCAATCTAACTCCAAGGACTTCTTTTGTTTGTATAGTTCTTGTGTCATTTGTTACTTCCTCATAAGTAATCCATTTACCTTTTTTATTGGTAAATCCATCAGATTCGAACTTTACCTCATTTTTTCCTATTTTGTCAAGGATAGATTGTTCGATACTTTTAGCATTATCTTCAGACACAATAGTGAAGTCTGCATAATAGCCATGATATCGAATTTGTACTCGGAAGTTGTTCATAGTGTATTTATTACTTTATTTGTGAAATGTGGCGGAACAATGTTCCGCCACACAATTTGTTTTAGGTTATGCACCCTCAACGCCGAAGATACCTCTATAGTCAGAACAGCCGAAACTGTATCTTTCTCTAGCTTTGTATCTAACGTTACCAGTATCAAAGTCTCCTTCCATTGATGTGCTCAATGGAGTTCTTGAAAACATTTTCATACCGTTTGGAACGTCCGTGATAATGTAAAATGAATCAGAATCAGTTAAGAAATTGTTCACTCTATATCCTTGAGGAATCATTCCCATACTGTTGATTGCATTGATATCATTATCAGCTGTCTGAGTTCTACCTTGAGATTTCATCAATCTCTCAGCTTGGAACTGATTTGCAGAAGGAACAATCATTTTTACTCCTTTAGCTGCAATTCTTAAACCTCTTTCGTCAGTCATTGCAGCGATGTCGATTAAAGACTGCTCCAATGATGTTTCGTTAAGGTCCGCTTGAGTTGCTAAAGTGTTTGCAACATTTGGTCCAGTTGAGCACGGGTGTGCTGTACTGAATAATGCTACTGCGTCACCTGTTTTGAACGTAGCTACCGAAGGTAGACCATTGTTCAAAGGTAATGCACCTTTAACTTCTTTTGCGTTAGACATAGATCTTGCCAATGCTTTTGTGTATCTAGAAGCTAGTCTATCGTAGAGATTATCTTCGATAGCTTCTTCTGTGATAGCGAAAGCAAGCGCGATCGTTTCCATTGTGTAACGTGCAGTGTAGGTTTCTTGCGCTTCATCGTATGAAATGCCTTGACCTTCTGCTTTTACATCTGCGTTCGCAAAACCAGATAACATAACTTCTTCTTCAAAAGCTCTGTCAGATGATTCTGTAACGTATATTTCAGCGTGTTGATTATCATAACGCTTGTACTCCAGCCCAAATAGTGCATTCAGGCCTGGTTCTAGTTCTTTAACTAGCTGTGCTCGTGATATTGCCATAATATGCTCCTATTATTGCCAAGTTATTCCAGCCGGTGTGGTACTTATGTTTTGTAAGTATTGGTTAAGGTTGTGAGCAACGATAACGCTTCTATATGCTGCGTTTTCATTATTCTCAGGGTCCTCAGCCGATCTTAACAGTCTCCACTGATTATTGGCTATATGCTTGGATGTCTCTGTGATTGTTGAACTAGACTGTCCAGAAATTTCTGAACCAGCTGCAGTTACAGTTAAACCCATGGTATAACCGTAGACAGCTTGCGCTGCTGCTGCATCAATTGAACCAACGAAAAGTTGGAACGGATTGTCTAATACAAACGCCGTAATATCTTCAGAGTTTGCCGGAGTAATTGGTTGATTGTACCAGTTCGCCCACGTCGGTTTTAAAGTCGTCGCAGCGTTATAAAAGATACCATTCAACGTACCAATACAAGTATTGGTAATAGCAGCTTGCGCAGTTTTGATATATCCCACTTTACTCTGCACTGCAGAGCCTTGAAATAAATCAGTGTCATACGCAGCATCTATATAGTATTTGCCTTGTCCTTGAGTAGATGGTGTTGAACCAATCGTACCTACAGGAATCAAACCAAAACCACTAGTGTTTCTATTTGCCATAGTATTACTCCTTAAAGTTTATAGTTTCCTATAAACAGATTAATTAAAAATCGATGATAGGCGTTACGCCGTAGAAATAAAAATTACTTCTTTGTACCACCGAAGGTTACGCGAGATTGTCGATCAATATTGATCGGCATACTCTTATGTTGTTCCCTTAGTAAGTCGTTATCTATAGCTTCGTCTTGACCGTCAGTTTGTTTTTTCTGATAGTCAACTCTTTGCTGCGCGAGTTCTTCAGGTATCCTAGCCAACAATAGGCCTCCTACTCCAATGACTCCAGCATATTTTCCGTCAGTAATGACAGGATAATCTGAATCATTATATTCGTCAGCTCTCACTAACTCATATCCAGATCTCAATCTTCCGTAAACATTTTTACCGTCGATGAAACCCTGTGATTCAGCTCTAATCCAACGGTGTCTATAACCGTCAGGTGGTGCTGGTGCATCCAGAGAGGATGGTGGCTTGTACTCTTTAGGACGTTCAGTTTTAGTCCGAGTCGTAGCCGCACGAGAAGTTATTT